GACGCCGCGAGGAACACGAGCTCCTGGTGTCGGAGGTTGTGGACTGATGCGTACCGACATGACCGTGGAAGGCGTCGAAGAGATCCTGAAGGGATTCGCCATCCTGCCTAGCAGCATCCAGAAGAAGTACCTCGGGGCTGCCGTCCGCGAGGCTGCAAAAGACGAGATTCCCGAAATCAAGGCGCTGACGCCTCGAGGCCCGACCGGCAACCTCCGACGCAGTGTCGGCGTGAAGGTTGAGAAGAAGAAGCGAAACGCCACGGCCGTCGGCATCCTGGGCTACCGCTCCAAGCGTGGCGGGAACAATTCGGAAAAGGGCTTCCACGCCTGGTGGGTGGAGAACGGCACGAAGTACCGGCAGCCCAAGGACTACGTGCTCAAGGTGCCGATGGCGAACGCGGCCAAGTACCCGTATCTGCGTGGCAAGGTGGCCCGTATCGGTGGCAAAGATGGCGGCATGATCTTCTTCGGCCAGGTCAAAGGCATGCCAAAGAGCGACAAGTTCAAGAGGTGGGCCGACGCCAACCTGCCGCAGATCAAGCAACGGCTGATCGGCAAGCTTGACGGGGCTCTGGGCAAGGCGATTTCCGAGGCCGAGCGGCAAGCCATTCGCAAGATGCACGGCAAGAAGTAATGCCCACGACCACACATATCGACGAATCGCTCGTGCAGTTGCTGACGGCTGACGCTGACATTGCCATGCAGGTTGGCGGGCGTATCTATGCCGTCCAGGCTCCGCAGGGGTCCGACCTGCCGTGCATCGTCTACCAGCGTGAGAACACTGGCCGAGGGCCGTTCATGCACATGCAGGGCATGACTGGTATCACGCGAGTGACGTTCACGATTTCGGCGATTGGTGACTCGCTCGTGGGCGTGCGAAACCTCGCCCGTGCCGTTCGCCTCGCCCTACAATTCAAGGTAACAGGCAGCATCCGGCTGGCCGTCGTCAAGAGCGACGACGATACGCAGGAGCCGCCAAACAACGGGGAGCAACTCCCCATCTACCGCACGGATTTGTCAGTAGAGATCACCTTCACGGAGGCTTGAGAAAGCCATGGCAGTCGATATTGGTCAAGGCACGTACGTGTCGTTCGGGACGGCGCTGCATACGGCGACCGGCTACAAGATCACCGGCGTCAATCACGGTGGCATTTCTCGTGCTGTCGCTGAATCGACTCATATGCTCTCGTCTGCCAAGGAGTTCGTGGCGAGTTCCATCTACGATCCAGGCGAGCTGTCGGTCGAGGTGCTCTTCGACCCGGCCGTTAAGCCGACGACCGACATGGCGAACGTGGCGACCAACCAGACCGTCAACGTCTACTGGGCAAGTGGCGGTACGACTACCACGCTCTGGAGCGCCTTCGGGTATGCCACCGGCTTCGAGGCTGGTGCCCAGATGGAAGACATGATGAGCGGCACGCTCACCATCAAGCTCAGCGGCACGCTGCCGAGCTAGTGCTGACAGGAGGCGCGGACTGTGGCTCTTACTCGTGAGCAGATCAAAGCCAAGCGTGGCGTTAGGCCCCGCGTGGCGTTAGACGTTCCAGAACTTGGCGGCACCATCTACGTCGCCAAGTTCTCTGCCAAAGACCGCGATCGCTTCGAGCAGATCGTGACTGGAGGCAAGGTTGGTGGCGTCAACCTGGACAACGTTCGGGCACGATTCGTCGCCATGGTGGTGGTGAACGAAGACGGCACGCGGATGTTCGAGGACGCCGATGCCGATTGGATTGGCGAGCTCGACACGGACGTTGTACAGGCCATCGTCGATGCGGGATTCAAACTGAACGGCATCGGCGGCAGTGCAGTGGAGGAGGCGGCGGGAAAATAGAACGGCAGCCGGTGCTCGCGTTCCTGTACCGGCTGGCCTTGAAGCTCGGCATCTGGGACGTAGAGCGGCTGGCCGACGAGATGAGCGTCGATCAGTTGTACGGCTGGATGGGCTACTACCTGCTCGAGCCGTGGGGCGACGAGTGGCTCAGAGACGCAGTGGCGATTGCTCAGAGGTACAACGCAAACCGAGGTAAGCGGCAGCCCGTCAAGAAGCCAGAGGAGTTCCTGCCGGTTCCGAAGCGGGCACAGACACCAGATCAGATCCTCGCCGCGCTGAACGCGATCCCGCGCTGAAACCATGGCAAACAACTTCGGCCGCGTAAACGTCAGCATCACTGCCAGCACGGGCGGGCTGACTGCTGGGCTATCCAAGGCCACCAAGCAACTCAAGGGCTTTAAGGCTGGCGTCGGCGGGCTTTCTGCTTTGAGCGGAACGCTTGGCGGAATGATGCCGATGCTTCTGCCTGTGGTTGGCGGGTTCGCCACGTTGGCCGGAGCGGTTGCCGCCCTGACTTCGGCGACCCGCTCTGCGGAAGCCCTGCACAACCTGTCGCAAGAGCTGGGCGTGGCGGCTGGTGAATTGCAGGTGATGCAGCAGGTGGCTGCCGAGTCTGGCGTGAGCCAGCAGCTGCTCACCACGGGGCTCAGGCGAACGGCCCGCATGGTTGGCGAGTTGGCCCAAGGCACGCCGGCAGCGGCCAAGGCGTTCGCTCAGCTCGGCCTGACGATGGACGATCTGGCTGGCCTTAGCACGACCGAGCAGCTGGCGTTGATTGCCGACCGCATTGCGGCCTTGCCGCCGCACATGCAGGCCGCAGCGGCCATCGACATCTTCGGCCGCAGCGGCCAGGGGATGCTGAACTTCCTGCGGCAAGGCGGGCAGGCGTTCCGCGAGATGGATCGGTTGCTCACCGACCTGGGCGTGAAGATGACCGGCCCGCAGGTGGCCGCCATCGAGGCTATGGGCGATGCGATTGGCCGGCTGGCATTGCCGATGCAGGGCTTCGTCAATCAGTTCCTGGCACAGTTGGCGCCGGCCATCACTGCGGCATCCAACCTGATCGTGAAGTTCTTTGCCGAAAACACGAAGGGCTGGACGGTTGCCAAGACTTTAGCCGACGGCCTGGTGTTCAGCATCCGCATGGTCGTTGGTGCCGTCACGCTCCTGACAGGCGTGTTCCAGGTGTTTGTCGCCCTTGGCTCGCAGATCGGCCAGATGTTCAGCGAGTTGTTTGGCCTGATCCTGCAGGGCGTGTCTCGCGTTATGAAGTCGATGGCGGAACTGGCAGGCGCAGCCGGCTTCGGCGACCTGCAGGCGTCGCTTGCCGAAGGCAGTCGCGGTGCACGCGAAATGGCCGACGGTGCGTTTCAGATGGGCGAGATGTACGGGCAATCTGCGGCCGACACATTTGCGCAGGCCGTTCAGAATATGGGCAGCCCGTTTGCTGGATTCGACCGTGAGTTTGCTGCCGCCCAGGCGGATGCCCAAAAGGCTGGCGCTGCCGGTGCTGGCGAGGCTGCCGGCCAAAGTATCGGTGCCGCCATCAAGGCCGCGTCCTCCGAGTTGAGCGCCTTGGTAGTCGGCTCATCCGGCGGTGAGTCTTACCGCAACATGCTCGCCCGTGGTGGCGATCCACGGCTGTCCGGTGCCGACGCTGCCAAGCAGACGGCCGACAACACTGAGCGGGCTGCCGACGGCATTGAAGACGTGGCTGCTGCCGTGCGCGAGATTCCAGGTTTTGGCCAGGCCCAAGTAGCAATCGTGTAAGCAATGGCTATTCGCACCGTCCGCCAACTGCGTTCGTTTCGGTTCACGGAAAAAAAGTCCGACAAGGGCAGCATTCAGTATTCCGGCTCGGTCGAGCTGCTGATCATTTGCGATGCTGCGCCGGACTTCGGCGCCATCAAAAACGACGACAGCACGTGGCCAGAGTTCTCCAACCGCCCGATTCCGCAGATCAACGACAACGAAAACGTCGGCGGAATCCTGTTCTTTGTGACTGGCCGAGACTTTGAATACTACGACGACGAAAATGAGTTCTGCGTCAAGGCCACCATTCAATACGACAGCAAGCCGGAAGTAGATAACGACGAACCAGACAAGACTGACGAAGAGCGGACGTGGCTAAAGATTTCGATTCAGTCGCTGCAGGAGCGGCGGCCGGCGAGCGAGTCGAACCAAGAGAACCCAAACGATCCGATCAAGCCGCCGCTCAACTCGGCCGGCGATCCGGTGGACGGCCTCGAGGAAGACACGGCCCTGCTGCGGCTGACGTTCACCAACTCCAACGCGACGGCTCCTGATTTCCCGGCGCTGTTCTCTTACCTCAATACGTGCAACCAGACAGCGTTCCTCGGTGCTGCGCCGTACACGCTCCGCGTCACTGGCTACGGGGCCGACTTCGACCAGAAAAATCAGGTGTGGTCCGTGTCTGTCGAGTGGACGTACAACCCGTCCGATTGGAAGATTCGCTACTACGACGTTGGGTATCACGAGATCGTTTACGGCGAACGTCGGGCCATCATGGACAAGGGCGGCAATCCGGTGAGCAAGCCCGTGCCGCTCAATGCCGATGGTTCAGCTAAGGCTGTCGGCCAAGACCCAGACGTGCTGACCATCAAGCCGTACGACGAAAAAGACCACACCATCATGCTCCGCACTTGCGGGCTTCTGTAGGAGATAGCCATGGCTAATGAAGTCACACTGTCGCTCTCGGTTGCCGTGTCCAACGGAAATCACAACGAGACATTCACGGCGTCTGGTCTGAAGTTCGACCAGGCCGCCCAGGGCGTGCACGCCCAGATCGTGAACGTTGGCACGGCTGTGGCAACGCTGTCCATCGGGGCCGTCTCTGCCGCTGGCTACGCCGGGTTCCGGAACATGAGCACCGCCACTAGCGGTACAGCCTATGTGGCCATCGGCTCTTATGACGGCACCAACATCCAAGAGTTCTGCAAGCTTAGCCGTGGGGCTGCCGCTGTCCTGCCGCTCGTGCCGACGATCACGCTGGCAGCCAAGGGATACGGCACCACCGGGAAGATCCGCTACGTCGTGTTTCAGGAGTAAGCCGTGGCTGACACGTTCGGCTTTTCTCTCAGCGACGCCAAGCGTATCGGGCGGGCCGTTCGGCTCGTTGAGCGCGACGAGCCCCGGCAGGATCTGAGCGGCTCGCGTGACACCACGATGTCTCGCGGCGTTCGCCTACTGCTGGCCAAGCACGAAGGCACGAACGGATGGGCCAAGGAAACGACGGCCACGGTGACCGTCTACAACGGCGAGCCGCTAGCTTCTGCCATCACGGTAGTGGCCCACAATCACTTCCTGACGTTCTCGACTACGACGGCGTGTACGCAGCGGTGGGTGGCTCTTGGCCACAACGGCTGGGGCTGGTACGCGATTAGCCAGGAAAAGGCGTGCACTGCTACGTGCTCGATGGACTACGCCGGCGTTGACTTCTCGGCCATTCCTGGGTTTGACCGCACCAAGATCCAACTACTGGGCCACAGCAGCGGCACGACGGCCAGTGATAGCACGGACTGCGTGAGCATCCGCTGGTACGACATCACAACCTGCTCGACAGCCGCATGACGCTCATCACATTCGACAACGGCAAGCCGGTCTTCCGCAATGGCAAGGTCGGCACGGCGCAAGGGTGCTGCTGCGGCGGCATCTGCTGCCAGTGCTTCGTCCGAGTTCAGTACTCAACGACCAACCCGGAAGCCAACGCCAAGCCCTTCTCCGGCATCGCACCGGAGGACGGATGGACGCCCATGGCGGGCGGATTCTACGCCGAGTTTCCCTGCGCCTATTACGAATACGCGTCCAGCATCGGCGCTCCGGTGTTCGCTCACAAAATGAACGAAGGCGCGGACGCCGCGTACTCTGATACTGGCGCCTGGACTCCGACCTACTATCCTGCAAAGCGTACGCGGTGCGTACCGGCGACCGCCGAGGCGAACTGCCAGCCGTGCCAGACCACATGGGAGACAACGCCGACGCTGGAGCAGCTGCTACAGCCGTGCGGCATCTACCACCCGCCAGACCCGTGCAAGGCGTGTAGCAACCTTGATGGCTGCGGCAGCCCTCAGCCTCCGTACTACGAGCCACCAGCATGGCCGCCGCAGGAAAACGCCGACACCTGGGAGGACACATGCCCCTGCACGCCGTGTTCGATTCTGTGCTTGCAGAAGGTCTATTCGACGTTCCAGGCGAAGCCAAAGGTGTGTTACGACATCAATAACAATCCCTATCCATGTGGCCCGCTTGCCTTTGAGCCGATACCAGAGGAGCAGCCGACCTACTTCCAACCCGGCGCGTTCGCGGTTGGCGGAGCCCTTTCGGATGACGGCACGCCTTTCGCCGGTTCGGGTATAGATTGGCGCTGCCTGCTCGGCGGCGGCTCGTCAACGAATCCAGGCCCCGGCGACATGTATCAACTCACGCCTGGCGGCGAGCTGCCATGCGGCGGCGGCATAACAGTATTTTGGAACGAAGAGACTGAGAACTACGAGTATGCCCCTCCAGACTGGGCCGATCAGACCTACACATGGCAGCAGTCATACTTTCTCGTCAGCGTGGTAGATGACTGTTGTCAGTGCTTCACCGCTCTTGGGCCGTCCGATGAGGGTGATTGTGGTCTTGTCGGGATCGAAGGAGGCTCTACCCCCTATGGCGTCACTGGCACGGGCTGCGGTGGGTGGGGCCAGTTGTTTTACCTGACTGGCCTGAGTTGGACCGGCGATGACGCATGCGCCGGCATCGGCCCGTGTGGCAGGGCTTGCTCTGAAGTGCCGGAAGGGGCGCTAGGATGCAACCCGCTCCCATGATCGCCTGCAAACGCCACCACCTGGAGCAGCGCTGCCGCGAGCGTGGCTACACGCTAGACGAGGTGCGAGCGTGCATCGTCGCGGAGGACGGCGACAGCATCACGGTAGACGAGACGCACGCGGCGTACCCGCGAGCGGCGCAGCCTGCACCGCAAGGGCCGGGGCTACTGACGAAGGTCGCCAACTTCACGAAGTCCGCCGTGTCGCACATCGCCGCCGGGGCTCCCCGCGCGAGTGACGCCGAGATCGAGCGGCGGTTCGCCATCTGCCAGGGCTGCGAACACTACGACGGTAAGGCTTGCACGCAGTGCGGATGCCCCGTGGTGCGGGAAAGCAGGTTCGTGTCGAAGCTGGCCTGGGCCAACGAGAAATGCCCGGTTGGCAAGTGGTCGCCGGTCGAGCCCGCTTGACACGCTCGCCATGCTGCGGGCGAAGGAACGGAAACATGGCCGCATGGCTCATCGCCCTAACGGGCTGCATCTACGTCTGCGTCGCAGCCGACCTTGCGTGGCATGGAAAGACCGGGCTTGCAATCGCCTACGCCGGATATGCGTTCTCTAGTATTGGAATCTATCTCGCCGCCACGAGGTGACTCATGGATGGGATAACCGAATCCGCTCGCGAGTATGTTGCCCGCGCTACCGCAGATATGCAGGCCGCAGGTGTCACTGTCACTCTGGCGTCAGAGGACAGCGGAGGCTTCGGCGGCGGAAAACTTGGCGGCTACTTTGACGAGGACGGCCCGACGTTCTTCGTGGCCCAGGCTGTTTCGCCGCAAGTATGGCTGTCTGTGTTCCTGCATGAGTACCAGCATTTCAAGCAATGGCAGCGTAAGTCGCCGACATGGACTGCGAAACTCGGCGATGACTGCTGCGCCTGGTACGTGTTTGACGCCTGGCTGCAGGGTGTCATCGAACTGACTCCACAGCAGCGTGACGCCGCCTTGCGTGTCATCCTAGAGTGCGAGCGCGAGTGCGAGACGATGACGCTCGCGGAACTCGCCGCCCATCCCGATCTTGGCTTGACGCCTGACTGGTATCACCGTGCCGCCAATGTGTATCTGGCTTGG